TTGGCATGATCAAGCCACAACGTTTGTGCAGGCGTTCCCGTTGGTCAGCAGCGAACTGAGCAAAGAACAGGAACGACAAGCAGCCATCAAATCAAAGCAGAAGTAGGAAGCCCCCATGGTCGGAAGCAACGAAAAGCGCACACTCAACATTCGGGCGCTTCTGACGGATGAGATCAGCAAGCAGCTGACCGGCATCAGCAAGGAAATCAAGCGCGGTGCTGACGCCACGGAAAACGCGAACAAGCGGGCTTCATCAAGCTGGAAGAAGGTAGCCGCAGGCATTGCGTCAGTCGTTGCTGCTGTGGGCGTCTACAAGGCAGTTGGCCTTGCGCGCCAGCTTGCCAGCGAGACTGACCAAATAGGCAAGCTGGCAATTGCAGCAGGCATCAACGTTGAGACGTTCAGCGAACTTGGCGCTGCGTTCCAGTTCGCAGGGGGCAATGCCGAGCAGTTCCGTTCGGTGTTGTCCGCGTTGCTATCTGCACAGCGCGGCGCACTGAAGGGATCTAAGGAACAGGTTGCGGCGTTCGATGCACTCGGCATCAGTTCAGGCAAGCTGCGCACCTTGTCGCCTGACGGTGTGCTTCTCGAGCTAGCCAAGGGCTACGAACGAATTGACGATGCGACCACGCGCACGCTGGTGTTCAGCCAACTGTTCCCCGAGCAGTGGCGCAACGTCATCAACCTTGTTCAAGGTGGTGCCGAAGCGTTCAACGCACGGCTGAAGGAAGCGCGCACATCTGGTGCGACTGTCACCAGGGAACAAGCGAGGGCAGCCGCGCTGATCACGGATGCTTTCTACAAGGTTGACTTGGCAGTGAAGAGTGTCACGCGTGAACTGCTGGTTGCCTTCGGCCCTGGCGTTGTCACGGTGTTGCAGACGTTTTCGAAGACGCTGCTGAACAACAAACAGCTGATCATCGACGTTGCAATCGTCATCAAAGATGTCTTCGTCAGCGCACTGGATCTGGCGAGCAAGGCCGTCATCGGCTTGGTTGCAACGATTGAGTCAATCCCAAGCGTGAACCTGCTGACATCGGGGCTTGAAAGCAACATTGATGCGATTGACAAGCGCATCGACAACCTGATCAAGAAGTCACTTGCCGCGGGCAGCGTCGTCACCGCGCAGAGTCGCGCCCTGTTCATCAGGCTTGCGAAGGACGGTGACGACGTTTTCAGCAAGCAGCTGACCAGCCTTGTTGGTCAGTTCCAAAAGCTGAAGGCAGAACTGGCAGCTGCTGGTGATGAGACGCTTGCAGACCGACTGCGCCAGATGAAGAGTGGCGTTGCCGCCGAAGCTGACGCACTGGTTGAAGCGATCAAACAAGCCAACTCGAAGGTCAGCAGCCAAGGGTTGTCTGACCCTAGTTCACCGCTCAACATCTGGACTGAAGTTGACAACACGTTCAGGGACCGGGAAGGACTGGCGCGAATGCAAGTCGCAGCGGAGAACGCTGGCAACCTGTTTGTTGATGCCTTCAATTTGTCTGTTGGTTCGCGCTTGCAGAAGTTCGGCAAGGTGTTCGCAGAGTTCGTCACTGAGTCTGTCAAGGCCGTTGAGAAGATCGCTGACCCGGTGCCTGCGCAGTCATTCGCGTCAGCCTGGATTCAAAGCCTTGAGCGGGTGAAGGATTCGCTTCGTTCAGTGCAGAACCTTGCAGCAGCACTGGGCCAAGGATTGGCGCGCATCACAGAGAGTTCGTTGAACGCGTTGTCAGACGAACTGGCAAACGTGATCACCGGGGCCAAGACCGCCAAGGAAGCATGGAAGGACTTCTTGACCACATCGCTGCAACTGATCGCAAAGCTGATTGCCAAGCTGGCGGTGCTGAAGGTTGCGCAGTTGGTGACCGGCGGCGCTGGTGTGGCGCTTGCCAAGGGTGGTGTTCTGCCGGGAGTGTCGAGCGATAGCGGTTCGCTGCCAACCAAGAAGTATGCAAAGGGCGGTGTGGCGAAGCGCCCGCAGCTGGCAGTGTTCGGCGAAGGCGACCGAAACGAAGCGTTCGTGCCGCTGCCGGACAATCGCAGCATTCCGGTCAGCTTCACTGGTGGCGGGCCAAGCGGTGGCGGTGGCGTGGTCAACGTCAACATCTACGCGCTAGACAGCAAGAGCGTTGCCGATGCACTGGTGACGAACCAGGAGACGCTGAAGGCTATCTGGCAAACACAGGCGTCATCGCAGCAAGGCGTTCGCCAAACCATCCGTCAGGCATCAAGGTAGACACACATGGCTGATCAAGTTTACTTCGGACTGCACAGCGAACCGGGCACCGCAACTTCAACGGGGCATTCACTAGGTTCGCAATCGAACGGCGGTTGGCAGATCGTTGCAAGACTGCCGAAGGCGCTGGTGCCGCAGGGAACTGCGAAGCGAATGAGCATCATGGTGACTGGCATGATGGGCAACCTGTCTCTAACGGGTGGCGTGCCGCAGCGCGGTCAGTGCCAGCTTGCGCTTGGATTCGATACGGGCTTGAAGAGTGACTTGCATGTGCAGCGCATCGGCGTGCGTGAACACGCCAACGTTCTAGTCAATGACGCTGGCCTGCCGTTCGGCTTCCTGATGGTGCAGCAGGCTTCGCCAGCCATCACTGACACGGAGTTCGGCGCGACCACCAACACCACCTTTTCAGACTTCGTGTTGTGGGCGCGCACGTCTTGGAACGGTGACACCACGAACCTTTACAACTGCAACTTTGATCTGATGAACGTGCAGTGGACGTGGTTCGACATGGACGAACTGGAGTCGAACGGCCACGTCAGTGCAGCACGCAGCACGGCGGTGGTGAAGATGAACCCAATCACAAGGTTCGTTGCCGCTGATGGTGTCAGTGGTCAGTTCGGCGGCACTGGTGAACGGTGGCTTCACTTCGCCAACATATCGACGTTCTGCCCGCGCACGCCCGGCGCTGGCAACGCGCTGATTGAGTGCGGCAGTTCGACTGACGGCACGCCAGCCACATGGCAAGGCGAGCAAATCTACGGCAAGCAGTCGCGTGGCATGTTGTTCGGCACCGGCGTGCAGCCGCACCGTCAGGCGATGCAATTCATATGGCACGATGTTGTGCCAGTTGGTGGCTATCGCAGAGCAGTGCAGGCGACAGACACGCAGACAACTGTTGCGCTTCAGTGTGAGTCGATCCAATCAACCATGTTGAGCATTCGGGTGGACGTGCTGACCGCGCTTGGTTTTTACACCAACGTTGGCAACGTGCCGAACATCAGCCCTTCCTCAACGCTTCCCGGCGCACTGACATACAACCTGCCTGCTGAGTTGCCAGAGCAGACTGGACTGACTGCGCCTGTGCTGTTCGGCTGTTCGCAGTGGGGTGACAATTCGTCAGAAGCCTGCAAGGCTGTTCTGGTTGACAACACCAACCAAGCGATACGTGACCCGTCTGGCTATGCCTACCAAGACGGCACCGTTGGTGAAAGCAGCATCGCGTTGACTATCGCGCAGCAGACACTTGCACCGGCTGGCGTGCGCAGCTTCAAGTTCGCTGGCCTTCGCAACGCCAACGACGTGCTACTGAAGCGCCTGCTGAACACGCAGCTGCTAATGGTCAACCCGGTATACCAACCAAGCAACGTGCCAACTGGCACTTGGATTGAACCCAACCCGGTCACGTTGCAGATTGGCAGAGAAGGCACCACGATTGGTTTCCTGAATGACTTGCCGATCGAACCAAACACAGCTCGGCCAATTGACGTGGTGCCGATGCGGCGCGCATCCATCCGAGGCAAGCAGCGGTATTCACGCACTTGGCCGCTGTGGCAGAAGGCGCGGCGCACATGGCAGCTGACTTGGGGGCCGATCAATTCAGTGCAGGGCAAAACCCTGAGTGACTTCCTTGACGCCAACACTTCATTCAGGTTGACGCCACAGCACGGGCGCACCGTGCTGCCGGTGGTGCAGAGTGGTGACCGTGCAACAGAGTATCTTGGCGACGGTCGCCAGATCGTGAGCCTAAAGATTGTTGAACTGATCTACGTCGTCTAAATGCCAATCACACTCCCCGCATCGTTTGACAGTCGAGAAGAAGCGCACAGCACTGATGGCTACCTTTGGTTCGTCGAAGTGCAGTTGCAGCGGCCGTATCGAATCGACCCTTCAACGATTGCGCCCGCACTGCTGCTGCGCGTGGTCAACTACCACGAGCCGATTGAGTGGCCTCTATCGCACCCGTCAGGCTTTCAGCAGTGGGAGCCGTTCAACTTCGCGCTGACGACACAGATCAGCAACCAGGAAGGCGACCTGCCTTCGCTGCAACTGTCAGTGGATAACACTGGGCGCGTGCTGATGCGGCACCTGCATGAAGGCGACGGGCTTGAAGGCAACTACTGCAAGATCTATCTGGTGCCACAGTCCGGCCTATCGTTGGCGCATCCGAACCACGAAGCACAAGAGTTCACTTTCGACATTGCCAGCGCGACAGCGAATGACGAATCGGTGACGTTCAAGTTGGAGCGTGCCAACTTCTTCACGCGTCAGTCACCGCAAGACCGCTTCAGTGCGCGCCGCTGCCGCAGAGAGTTCGGCGGCATAGCGTGCGGCTACGTGCAAAACTCATTCGCTGGCTTCACCACGTGCAGCAAGACGCAGGTTGCGTGCATCGCTCGTGGTGACGATCACGTTGCACGCGGCTTGCCGCGACTGCACCCCCAACGCTTCGGCGGCTTCCCTGGTATCCCGAAGCAACGATGAACGAAGACGAACGCAAGGCGCTGCTGCGTGCGCCGTATCAACTTGGTGGCCGTGACACTGACGGCATCGACTGCCTTGGCGTGGTGCTGACGATCCTTGGCATGCGCGGTGTGCCTGAGTTCGACCCGTGGGAACACATCCTTGCATCCTGGCGTGACGGCGAAGTTGACTGTGCGTCTGGCTTCCCCGAAGGCTGGGTGCGCGTTGATGGTCAGGCGCTTGAAGGTGACGTGCTGATCTTCTTCACTGACCACAGTTGGTCAGCGATCATTCACGAAGGCAACCTATGGACCGCGCACCCTGCGGTTGGCGTGTGGTGCAAACCAATGGGCAGGTTCAAGAAGAAGCCCCGCGAAATCTGGAGGCATGAAGCATGATCACCGTTCACATCAGGGAAGGGTTGCTTGGCGAAAGCCACGTGGCATCTAAGGAGTTCCAGTGGCAACCCGGCCTGACTGCGCGGTCAATTGCAATCAACGTTCGTGACCGCTTGCCGAAGGCAACACCGATCGAAGTCGTGCTGAACGGCAAGCTGATCGAAGACGAAGACTGTGACGAACTGCTGTGTGATGGTGACGAACTGATTCTGGCTGCATCAACCCTTGCCGGTATCGACATCGCTGCGTTGATTGTGTACGCGCTGATCAGCACTGCCATTGGCATTGGCGTCAGCTACGCGCTTGCCGCGCTGAACCCGCAACCGCAAGCGCCAGACACACCGCAAGACCGTGGCGAAGAATCTTCAGCGACCTATTCGTGGTCGGGCATCGCAACGAACCGTGGTCAGGGCTTCACCGTTCCCGTGATCTACGGCACGCACGGCGCAGGTGGTCAAGTCATCAGCACTAGCGTGCTAGGTGCCAACGACATCGCTGGCGTTGTTGACGATCGCTTGACGGTGACGCTCGCGTTGTCCGAAGGACCGATCGCACGCATCGGCGGCACCGATGCTTCAGAAAAGAACTTCCTTGGCAGCATCGACGGCAGCCCGGCCTACCCGTCACAGGGTGCGCTGCCTTCGGGCATCCGTGTGAACGAGACGTTGCTTGACAACGACAACATCACTAGGCAGGCGTTCAGGATCTACATTAACCACGGTCCGGGCGGTTGGATCGGTGACGTTGGTGACGAATTGTTCGCAGTGGTTGCCAACCCTTTGGGACCGTTCCCGGTCCCGCAGGGCGGCTATCCTGTCATCATCAGAATTGACAACCCTTCATCGCTCAACCCCGCAATCTATGTTGACCGTGATGTGCCTGAGTGGACTGCTACTGCTCCGAACTATCTTTTCACGTACACCATCGCTTCGTTTCTCGCACAGAGTTGGTCAGGCTTCTTCTCACTGATCACACCTGTGACGCTCGGCGCTTCAACAGCAGGTGCGCTTGCGTTCTTGCGTGATGGTGACATGGAGCAGTCACCTTTACCCGGAAGCCCTGGGCCATTCACTGGCGTGTCAGTCACGTTCAACCCGAACGGCCAACTGTCACAGTTCAATGAGTCACGCGTGTTCACCTACGCGACCGGCAATGACCCGATAGCACGCGTGTCGTTCGTCATCAGCGCGCCGTTCGGCATCTACCAACAAGACCCGCAGGGCAACCTGTCACCGTGGATCGTTGACATGCGCGTGCGGTGGCGCAAGGAAGGTGAGACTATTTGGCGTTCGTTCGACAACGTGCAGTCAGGTTTCCAAGTGGGCCTAACGGCTACCGAGGAACCGCAGCTATTCACGTTCGCGTTCGACATATCTGTACCAGTCACAGGCAACATCGAAGTGTTTGTGCAGCGCGACACTGCAAACGGTGGGTCATTGGTCGTCAGCAATTTGGTGTGGCGCAACGTAGTCTTCAGTTCACCGAACGTGTTTAGCTATCCCGGCGTGGCGCTGCTTGGCGTGATGCTGCAAGCCAACAGCCGTTGGGACGGCGGCATACCAAGCTTCAACGTGCCGTGCGACGGCATCAAGGTGCGGTTGTGGGATTCGGTGCAAGGCTGGAGTGCGCGCACGTTTGATGTTCCCGCTGCGCCGTTCGACTGGCACACGTATGCACCAGGGCGCAACCCTGCGTGGATTGTGCTCGACTACCTGCTAGCCGATTGGGGGCTTGGTCCATACCTGACCGAAGCAGACATCGACCTGCCTGCGTTCGCTGCTTGGGCAGTGTATTGCGACCTTGACCCGAACCTATCTGACCCATGGGGCGAACCCCGGTATACGTGCGATCTTGTTCTTGACCGCGCACGGCCTGCATGGGAGTGGGTTGTCACCATGATGGCAACAGCACGCGCTGCGCCTGTGTTCCTGAACAACAAGGTCAGCGTTGCGTACGAATACAAGGCAGCGCACGCACAAGGAACAGTCAGCGTTCCAGCCAAGGCAGCGGTGCAGCTGTTCAGCAGCGGCAACGTTGAAGACCTAGCAGTGACGTGGCTGCCGCGGGCAACCCGCCCAACGGTCTACATCTACCAGTTTCTGAACGAAGCCTTCGAGTACCGGCAAGACGTGCTGCCGCTTGAAGACCCTGACGCAACGTTCAACGACCAGTCTGAACTGTTCCCTGACAAGTATCGACCGGCGCAGGTGCAAGCTTATGGGCAGACCAGGGCTTCACAAATCTACAGGGACAGCCGCTACCGGCACCAAGTCAACAAGTTGGTTGCGCGCAAGATCGACTTCAAAACTGGGCGTTGGTCACTGATCGCACAGGTTGGCGACCTGTTCGAAATAGAAACAGAAGTCATGCGGCCGTTCGCTGCTGCTGGTTTCCTTTCCGATGTCCCTGGCAACGGCACCGTGATTGTCGGTGGCACGTCGGTGACCGTGGTCACGGTTGACCACAGGAGCCTGCCGACCAGCGGGCAAATCAAGATGCGCAAGCCTGACGGTGCCCCTGTCTCTGCGCTATGGAACGCAACCAACTCGGTGACCATTGAGGGCAGGCTTTGCCTTGAACTGACGCTGACAACGTCGGTCAGTGTTGACCCTGGCTGCATCGCCATCTTCGGCACTGTTGACAAGCTGACAGAGACATACCAGATGGTTGCATTGACGCTGAACCAAGACCTGACGCGAACCGTCACGGGCTTGCAGTGGGTGCCCGAAGTGCATGACGACATTGCGCCAGCTGATTGGGACGACGGCGAATCAGTTGGCCTGATCACTTCGCCCGCTTCAAGCCTTGATGAACCGCTTGTTGCTGCAAGTGACGTGACAATCAACGTCACCGAAGACGGCAAGCACAGGGTCAGCTTCGCACGCATCGGAAGCAGAGAAGCGCAGTCTGCCCGTGTCTTCCTTCGAAAAGACGATTCAGAGTCGTGGCAGCTGATCGGCTCGACAACCAAGCAGTTCATCGAAGTTGGGAACCTGACCCCGCACCACAATTACGAAGTGTCTGTGACCATTGACCGTTTTGACGGCAGCGCGGTGTGGCCGCAGCAAGGCGTGGTTGCAACGTTGACTGCGCCGGAGTTCCGGCCAAGGGTGCCAACGACTGTTTCAAACTTGGCGATGACTGAAGAAGGTGACGGCCTTGATTGGGACGAAGCCACCACGCTGAACCAATCGCACTACGAAGTGCGCGCCGGGACCAACTGGGTTGGTGCGCGAGTGATCGACCGGGTGCGATCGAACCGGCTGCGGTGGAACGTCCCGCCAACCACCGGGCAGCTGATGGTTGCATTGCAGATGGCTGACGGTTCACAAGGCAACCCAACTATTGTTGGCGGTTCGTCATGGAAGCCAGAAGGCAGCAAGGCGTTCGTTGACTATGACGACATTGCAGCAGGTTCACCGGGCGCTGCCGTTGACGTTGCGCTTGACGGCAGCAACACGTGGCTTGAACTAGGCGCTGACGCATACACCGGGACATACACCACCGTTGAACTTGACGCTGGCTTCGTTGGCCCGTTCATGTGGCGTGTTGCCATCGACGTTCACGAGTATGACGCGGTGACGGTTGACGACGTGACAGACTTCGTAGCTAGCGGCGAAGTCAGCTGGCGCACAGTTGAAGCCCGCGAAGCATCACCAGGGAAGCCGGGCGTTGACTTCAGCAGGGCGGTTGATGAAGCGTGGCAGTTCACCGTGGATCACTACGAAGATGAATTGGTACACGGTCAGCTTGGTGAAGCAGGCAGTCACACGCAGCTGCGCCTTGAATCACGATACCACGACGGCACAACATGGCTCGGCGAGTGGAACACGCACACAGATGGCGTGCGTGTTGCGCAGAAGATCCAACTTCGGCTACACATTGACCGTGAAACACTCACGCACGAAGCGCAAGTGCATGAGTTGAAAGTGACAGCGCACCTCTAAGACGATGACACAAGATTACTCATTGCCGACCGGAACAGATCGGCTGAACGTTGCGATCAAGACGAAGATCGCCAACGCACTCGAAGCACTACGCACGCTGCACGCTGGCACATCTGCGCCAGTGACCCCTGGCACGCCATCACTTTGGCTTGACACCAGCGCAACGCCACCGATGTTGAAGATGCGTGACGTTGGTGACACCACTTGGTTTGAACTGATGAGCGTCAGCGGCGGTCAGCACCAACGGCTTGAAGCGGTGGCGCTGGCTGGTTCGCTTAGTGCAACCGCCACCGCGTTCGTTGGTCCAGTGCCGAAGGCGTGCATCGTGAAGCGCATCGTGCTGTTGTCGAGCAATGCGAGCACCAGCAGCAGCGGCAACGAATGGCAGTTGCAGTTGACGAACTACCCGGCGCTTGCACCCGGCACGCCAGTCACGCTGATCAGCGCAGCTTGCGGCACGTTCACCGCGCTTGGCGGTGTTGGTGGCGGTGCCGAACACGTGGCTGATGCAGCGTTGAGCTACACACCAGACCAGAACGTGACGCTTGCTGACCTCGACGTGCTTGAACTGACGCTGACGAAGTCGGGCACTGCAACCACGCTGACTGACTTTCACGCGTTCGTTGAGGTTGTCTAGTGGTCGTCCCCGGTGACAAGATCCTGCTGGGTGGAACAGTCAGGGCCATTGATGGCGTTGACGCTGTGGTTGTCTCCGGGTCAGAAGGTGCCAGTTCAGTCCGTGTTGTCGATGCAGACGCAGTCACCCTGGCAAGTGTGGTTGCGATGGCTGCCGACATCATCACGAACGCATCCAACATATCGACGGCACTGTCAACCGGCGTAGTCACTGGCGGTGCCTTGTCGATCGCCACCGGCACGACGTTCGACATCAGCG